ATAAATGGGGTATGGTAAGATAGGTAGTAGTAAGTAAATTTGGAGAGTTTAAACTTTTTAGGTATATTATAATGTAGTCCTAACCTTAAAAACCGACCCCCTATGATACATATTTGTAACATACACTGTCACACCATGGATATGGAAAAGGCAGACCTTATGGGAATCCAGGACAAGGGTAAATGGTTACCCTTTGCTTTTCACCTAGATATTGTTATTGCATGTAAGCTCGCAAGTGATGATGGAGATGACGTTATAAATAACTGCACTTCTATCTTCACAGAGAATGGGGATACTTATATCATAGATACCCCTTATCAAGAATTTGTTACTATTTTTCAGTTATATAATGCGACTCCTGAAACAGAGGAGTCTGACGATCTTAATTTTTAATTTAAAAATCAAACAACCTGTTTATGAGCACAGAAGAACAAAAAATACCTACCAAAGAAGAGGTAATTTCTTTTTTCCAGGAGCAAATTGAAGTAAAACGAGTACAACTTGAATTACAGGAAATTAATACTGCTATGGCTGTAGGTAGAGCCGAAGAGCTTAAGGCCCTAGCGTTTATAGCTCAGTTAACTAGTCCGCCTGAGCTTGAAGAAGAATCTGATGAGCTCAAAGCTCCGCGCTCTCTGAAAAAGAATACTAATGACAACTCTGTACAAGCTTAGAGATTATAGAGAGACGTTGGTATTTGAACGAGAACATCCAAAGGAGTTAAGGTGGGATGAACGGTATAAACTGTATATGTTAGAAAATAGAGAGTGTCAGGGTATCTGGTTTAGAGATAAGAAGCTTCTTATTGCAGAAGCAATCATGACTTGGCAGTCTGATAATGTAACTCACATTGATAGTTTTACTGTTCATCCTTTTCATAGAGGTAAAGGTCTAGGGTATCAGTTGATTAACAATGTATTGGAATGGTCAACAGATATGAAGCATGATTATGTAATTGGAGAAGCAAGAAAGGGTGCATCCTGGCATATCTTTCAAAATCTTGGAGCAAAGCAGGTTTTATTGTATAAGAACTGGAATAAGACCGGTGAAGATTATGTGAGTTTTAAAATAGAATTATAATGGCACTAGTTAATCAGGTTGAAAAAAGAGTAAGAATGAATATTTGGCAATCTGTTAAGTATCAAATTCTTACACACTGCTATCTGTATAATATATCGGTTAGTGAGGCAGATCTTAACTGTCTTACGTTATTGGCAATTGAAGGAGATCAAGAGCTGACCAGCTTTTGCAATAAAGCACATGATCAGAAAATATTCTCTTCAACCCAGTCAGTGAGAAACTGTCTAACCAAAGCAGAGAAAAAGAATCTGATTAAGAAGGAAGGTAAGAATAAGAAGAAGATTTATATAAATCCTGAAATGAAGATTAGCTCTAAAGGAAATATATTGTTGGACTTTAAATTTTTATGCGTTGCATCCTCGTAAAGCAAAAGAGTTTATCCCGCAGGTAGCTGAGAAGACAGGCCTTCCTTTAGAGACTGTTGAAGGTATTATTTCATACTACTGGCAAGAAGTAAGAAAGAATCTGAGTGCACTTAAACACTCAAGAGTACATGTCACAAATCTTGGAGATTTTGTGACTAAGTATTGGAAGATAGATGATAAGATAAATATGCTTGAAAAGTTTGAAGAGAACAACAAGCAAAAAGGTTTACAGCAAATGACTGCTAGGTATAAAACAGCAGAAACTCTTTATGATCTAAGAAATCTAAAGAATATACTGGCTGAAGAAAAACAAAGAGCTGAGTTTATAAAGATGCATAAACGCACCACTTATGAGTCTAAAAGAGAACATCTTTCAGATATGGAAATCGAAGGGTCAGATACTGGAGGGAATAACAAATAGCGTCTTCAAAAAAGAAGATGTTGAAGAAATTGCACATCAGAGAATGCAGATTTGCAATAGTTGTGCACTTTTTAATATGCAAGATGATGGATGCATGTTTCCTGGTACACATCCCTGTTGTGATAAAAACAAAGGTGGATGCGGGTGCTCTCTTGTTTTTAAGACTAGATCACTTAGCTCAGATTGTCCTCTTAATAAATGGAAAGCGGTATTGACGCAGGAGGAAGAGGATAAGTTAAAAGAAAAATTAGGAATATGATCAACCAAATAATATATGGTACTAACATTTACCCCACACAAACACAAGTACAACAGTTTAGAACCAGATGGAATAGAATGGTTAAGCGTAACCTCTTTTATTTCTAATTTTAAACAACCTTTTGAAGCAGATAAGATAGCGGAAAAGTCAAGCAAGAGTAGAAAGAGTAAGTGGTATGGTATGACTACAGATGCTATAAAGGATGCTTGGAAGTCAGAAGCAAATAGAGCTACTAGTCTTGGTACTTGGTATCACAATTGTAGAGAGAAGGATATATGTGAAGTAGAAACCATGGAAAGACATGGTATTGTAGTTCCTGTAGTAAAACCCATAGAAAAAGAAGGAATAAAGTATTCTCCTAATCAAAAGCTTTTTAGCGGTGTCTACCCTGAACATATAGTATACTTAAAGTCATCTGGACTTTGTGGTCAGTCAGATTTAGTAGAAGTAGTAAATGGAGAAGTTCATATTACAGACTACAAGACTAACAAAGAAATAAAAGTAGAAGGTTACACAAACTGGGAAGGAGTTACTCAAAAAATGCTTGCTCCCTTAAGCCATCTGGATGATTGTAATCTTAATCACTATACTTTACAGTTGTCCATATATATGTTTATGATCTTAAAGCACAATCCAAAATTAAAATTTGGAAGCTTGACCATACATCATATTATATTTGAGGAGGTGGATAAAAATAAGTTTGGTAATCCTATAACAGCTCTTGATAGCAATGGTGATCCAATAGTAAAGGATATTGTGAAGTATGACTTACCTTATTTAAAACCGGAGGTTATTTCTCTACTTCATTGGTTAGAAGATAATCGTCATAAATTAAAAGCTAAGTCATGATTATTCAAACCATACATGAAATACTAAATCCTTTTGATGTAGAAGTAAGAGAACTGGGTTATGGTGTAGCTCTCTTTATGATAGCAGGATCTATACATTCTAATCCTCAGTTTATTGTGCGTTTCTATCATACAGGAGAACTTAGAACTGTAGATCAAAATGACCTGCGAGTGTATGGTAATCCATCAGCAGGTGAAAGTATTAATCCAAAACCATTTGAAAATGATTAAACTTTTTGATATTCAAAATGGAAAAGTAATAGCAAGCGAACACTGCTATACTTTAAAGTTTTTAAAAGATATAATGCACACATATCCAAATGAATATTTACAAATATATACGTATCTGTTTTACATGACATGTCCAAATCCTGATTTAAATCCATTTTTTGATGCACCTGAATCTGAAAAAGAAGAGATTATTCTTCAAGAGATTAACGCTGACTTTTCCACTGATGATGACCTTATTGTGGCTGGCATTAAAATGTGTGAGAAACTATACCAAACACCCACGTACAGAGCGTATATGGGTATTAAAGCAATGCTTGACAGGCTTGCAAAGTATATGGAAACCACAGAAATTGAGCACGGTAGAGACGGTAACATTACAGCACTTGTTAATGCAGCCGCAAAGTTTGAAGCTATCCGGCAAAGTTTTAAAGGTACATTACGAGATCTGGAAGAAGAGCAGCAGAGTCGGGTGAGAGGCGGTCAGAATTTGGCGTATGACGATAACTAATATGGACTACAGAAAAATATATGAAACTCTGATGACTAGGTGTAAAAACCAAGACCGTAAAAAAGAAATTGAGATTAGAAATTCTAGAAGTTGTAACTAAAACAATTAGATATGAAAATAAATGAATATTCTCTTTATGATTATGTATTTCATTACAATGGTCATAATAAAATGTGGGCTGCAATTCCTCGTGAGCTCTATACTGACTACTGGGCTGATTATAATAAATCTGGTATACTGAGAAGCAAGTCTATTAAAACACTAATAACAATCTTGCATAAAACAGGTGGGGACAAAAATAAAATTAGTAAGTTAGTTGGTGAAAAATAAACCATATATAGAAGTACCTACTTACGAAGATGGTAGATGGGATCTGACTACTTTCTATTCAAGAGAAGAGTTCAGAGACTTTATACTTAAGTTATTTAAAGAACCTGGTCAGTACGGGTTCAATGATAGTACTCAGATATTTAATGCAGAATCTAGAAAGTATCAGACTCAAGGATTTTACTGTTCTGCTCCTGTTAAGACCAAGGACTTTATTAACTACTGGGATGACCAGAAAATGAAGTGTAGATCAGGTATTATCGTCAAAAATGGAGATAATATATGGTATATCAGTCGGGAATACTATATGTGGTTGAACTTTCTTCGTATTTATGATAAGGAAGAAAAACAGTTTGACTTTGCCAAAGTAAGAGATGTTCAGTATCATATGGCTCTATATGAGCTATTAGCAGAGTTACACTATAAACACTCTGCTATTCTAAAAAAACGTCAGGTTGCATCTTCTTATTTTCATGCAGCCAAGCTGATCAACAAGTTCTGGTTTGAAAATGGTGCTGTTCTTAAAATGGGAGCAAGTCTTAAAGACTATATATCAGAGAAAGGTACCTGGCGTATGTTAACTGAGTACCGTACTTTTCTTAACGAGCATACTGCTTGGTATAGACCAAGTGATCCTGATAAAGTATTTTCTTGGCAACAGCGTATTAAAGTACGTATTAGTGGACGAGATACATACAAGGGAAATAAGTCTATTATTACTGGTACCTCGTTTGAGAAAGATCCAACAACTGGTGTGGGTGGTCCTTGTACTTACTTCTTTTATGAGGAAGCAGGTATTGCTCCAAAGATGGATCTTACCTACGAGTACATGAGACCTGCTATGCAGAGTGGTATGATTACTACAGGTATGTTTATAGCAGCTGGTTCAGTAGGTGATCTTGACGCATGCGAGCCGCTTAAGCTTATGGTTTTACAACCTGATGCTAATGATATTTATGCTGTTTATTCTAATCTAATAGACAAAGACGGTACTTTAGGAAAGACTGGACTTTTTATACCTGAACAGTGGTCAATGCCTCCTTTTATAGATGAGTATGGTAACTCTAAAGTAGAAGAAGCTTTAGCTGCAATTATAGAAGAACGTATTAAGTGGAAACATGATCTTACTCCTGAACAATATCAGTTAAGGATATCACAAAAGCCAACAAATATAGAAGAAGCTTTTGCAACCAGGAAAGAATCGGTATTTCCACCACATTTGATATCAAAGCAAATTCAACGTATTCAGGATAAAGAATACCCGGTAGAATATCTGGAATTATCCAGAAATGCTGAAGGAAAGATCATAGATAAACCTTCTAGAAAGATTCCTATCATGGAGTTTCCTATCTCTAAAAAGACAGAGGACAAAGAGGGTGTTATTTGTGTATACGAACGTCCATCTAAGGACCCCATATTTGGGATGTACTACGCATCTGTTGACCCGGTAGGAGAAGGTAAAACTACAACTTCAGAATCACTCTGTGCTATATATGTTTACAAAAACCCGGTGGAAGTCATAAAAGATGAGGGCAATGGTAAGGTAAGCAACATTATTGAGCGGGATAAGATTGTAGCATCCTGGTGTGGAAGGTTTGATGATCTTAATAAAACACATGAGCGTCTGGAGATGATTATAGAATGGTACAATGCCTGGACCGTAGTGGAAAATAACGTAGCCCTGTTTATCCAGTACATGATTAGCAAGAAGAAGCAACGGTATCTGGTGCCCAAAGACATGATTCTTTTCTTAAAAGACATTGGGGCTAACCGTAATGTGTTTCAAGAATATGGTTGGAAAAATGTAGGAACTCTCTTTAGAGGGACCATTCTATCTTATGGTATAGAATTTCTTAAAGAAGAGCTGGATCATGAGACCAAGACTGATGGGGAGATTGTAAAAACCATATATGGGGTTGAGCGTATACCTGATATCATGCTTTTAAAAGAGATGCAAGCATATCAGGATGGTATAAACGTAGACCGATTGGTGGCATTTTGCTCTTTGGTAGCCTTTGCTAAAGTCCAACAATCCAATAGAGGATTAGCTAAACGTATAGAAGTTATAGAACAAAAGTTGGATAACTCGCAGAAATTTAGTAAATTAAATTGGAGCCCTTTTAGACATCTTGGGAGATCTAAACGTTCTGGTTCTGGTGTAAAGACCCCTAGAAACCCCTTTAAAAACATACGATGATAACTTACAGTATACTTCTTGAAAAAATAGTGTTTGTAACTACTAATACAGCCGGTGTAGACATAGTCTATAATTACATAACTAATTAATTATTATGCAGATATATAATGCTCTAGATTTAAAAGCTGGAAAGAAGGCCGACTATAGCAAGATGGGTACCCTTACCCAGCCTATCCAGTTTTTACCTAAGAAAGATAAAGATGAAGAGTGGAGAGCTTGGAACCTGGATTGGTTAGAACTTCAGGGTATGAAGCAACTCAGACGTAATGCTCGCAGACTTATGAAGAATTATAAGCTGGCAAAAGGTATTATTGACAAATCAGACTATATTGTTGAGGAAGATAA